CTACTTGCTTAGGGCTTGAGTAGTTAGTTATATTACCTAACCCTAACTGACTATTAATTCCAGCTCCCCAAGAATATAACCCCGGGGCCCCTCTTCCAGCAGTGGGCCAGTTGCCTTGTTTTATCCAGTATCCCGCTTGCTCCATTGTCCATACACCTGAAGCAGAACTGTTTTGATACGGTCCAGCTGGTACTACAGGTGCGGATTTTATGACACCCGCCGGATACTTAGTTGACATTTTTATTCTCCAATCTCTTTAATTTGGCAACACGCCTAGCGTCCATCATAAATTCTTTATACACAGGGTCATCCCATTTACTTTTCATAAATTCGCTTTGTTTTTTACACTGCTCTTCGGATACCGGACGCCCTTGTTTCGTAGCACTTATTTTTGCCTTAGTTTCAGCACTGCGAATACGGCCTGTGTTTGCCTTACTAATAGCAGCATTGTGTTCTGGAGTGTTCGTATGTCCAACTCTATTTTGTTGTGCCTGTAGTTTTCGTTCGGGGGAGAGGGGACGTCCTGTTAGTGTTTTACTTATTTGAGCCTTTTGTTCTTCACTGATAGGGCGCCCTAAAAAAGCGGCTCTTAATTTTGCTTTAGTTTCGTCGCTACGAGGTTTTCCATAACCATGATGCTCTAGACCACGTTTGCTATATGGCCCAGTGTCTCCTCCTTTATGAATATTATATCCGTTTGGAATCAGAGTATCATAACTAGCAATTGCTCGTTTTTCTAACCCAAAACAATACTCCCTACTCCCAATAACTAAAACTTTTAAAGTAAAATTTTCTTTTCCATATTTTAATATTGCCTCACGAATACATGACTTAGTTGGGGCTTTACCGTGAGTTCTTGAATGAGCAACTAACCTTTTTACTGGGTCAGCTGATATCCCAATATACATTTTACCCGATATATTGTTTGTTATTGAGTATAAACTGACCCTATCGCTCATAGTCTTTCTAGCCTCCACTGAATCTTATCAAAAGGCGCTTGCCACTCGCCAAATATTTCTTGTCTTATTAAAGTCATGCTGTCGTAGTATGGGGTTGCTTCGCCTTCTAGTGCATATAGGAAGTAAGGCATAATCGGTGTCACCACCCACGTCTCAATACCCATAGCTGCAGCCAAATGGCTTACAGACGTACAACTGCTTATGACTATGTCACAACTTGCCACAGCAGCTCTAGTATCTTCCCAACTATTTAGTGGCACTTGCTTAACCCACATCGGAGTAGCCTCTACACCAGCATCCCTTTGCAGACTTATAAACTCGTAGTTATCGCTCTTAACAGCATCAAACATCAACTGATAAGGAAACGCTTTGTGGTGCTCATGTTCAAACTGAGTAGAGCCTTGCCATCTTAGACCAATGCGTTTCTTTCTTCCCTTTATTGTAACAGGTTTAGCTATATAAGGTGCACCACTAATATCTTCTAATTCAAAGCCTAACGGTACAATAGCACTCATACCAGCAACCCAAAAGTCATGATAAATGCCAAACACCGCTTCGTGCTGAATAACGCTAGATACACCCTCTACATTAACGAATAAAGATGCTAACTGACCAGAGCAAGCCACAATGACTTTACAGCCCTTCTCAGCGATATATTTAGCATATCTTACTTGGTGTATTTGATCGCCTAGACCGCCTTCAAGATTTAACAGCACAATCCCTTTAGTCTTGCCATCCCACTGTGGTGTAGGTACATCTGGTTGTTTATTACCAAAGACTCCAGCAACACGACCTCTATCTAATAACTGATAACCCTTTTGAATCTGACCTTGTCTTAAGAGATACCAACCACGATTATAAGCAGCTCTATTGTTACTTGGCTCTGTAGCCTCTAACTTCTGCGCTATGCGCCAGCCTTCAGCAAAATCACCTGTAGTAGATGCCGCTAATTGAAGGTCTAAGTCATGTAAGTCGGGCATAGTTCTAGGAATCTCTAACCAAAACTCAGGCTGACAGAATGAACCGTAATAAGAACCTAGCACATCTTTTGGGTGCTCATTGTGTTGTCTTTCAAGAACAGGTTTCACATCATGCATACCTTTAGTACCATGCAACTGCTCATCATCCTCAGCTACAGTAGAACCATCAATAGCATTAAAGTCGTATTCAAAATCAGGTAATTCTAAAAAGTCATGTATCCGTTGTAGTTGCTCTTTAGGATTAGCGATTAAGTCATCGTACTCAATAAATAAGAAGTTATATGGTGCCGCTAAGTAACCGTTCTGTAGCGATATGTACGCAGCCTTTAAATGATCCATCAACTGCCCAGACTCCATAAACTCATCTAAATCTTCAGGCTTGGCAATACGCACAAACGATGCCGCACAATCAGGTACAGAACGAACCGTAGCAATAATCTTTGGTTGATGTCCTAACACTTGAGCCATAGCAGACATAATCTGCGCAATAGGCCAGCCACGAGACTTATCAATAATAACGGGTTTATCTACATCTTCATAAAAGGCATCAATCGCACCACGCATAGTCTGCGCTAACTTCTTACGCTCTGGATCATTTTCATTTAGTAAACCAGCAGAATGCCACGTGTTTGCCAAACCATCAAGAGCATGAACAAGACCTGATGTAGTAGATACATGGGTCTGTGAATTTTGGTTAAGTATAGCTGCAAGTACCGTAGAACCTGAACGTGGCACACCTGATAGGAAATGTAGAGTTTTTTTCATATACTAATCTCGTTATGTTTTTTACAAGGGTATATAGTATACATTAAATTATCTGGTTATCACTATAGTGAAAGCAGTAGCCGCGCTTATTTTACTCCAGTTAGTAAGAGCGCCTACTTGTTTGGGGCTTGAGTAGTTAGTTATATTGCCTAGACCCAACTGCCCTTGAGCGTTACCTCCCCAAGCCCAAAGCGCACCATCGGTTTTAACGGCCATAGTGTGGCCATTCCCACATGCTATATTTGACCAAATTGTAAGAGCTCCTACTTGTACGGGACTTGAACGGACAGTTGTATTACCTAAACCTAACTGACCACTATTATTTCTACCCCAAGCCCAAAGGGTTCCATCGGTTTTAGTCATTGTGGTAAAGTCAGTCCCCGCACTCATATTAAGCCAAGTAGTAAGTGCACCTACTTGTTTTGGGCTTGAGTAGTAAGTTATATTTCCTAGGCCTAATTGCCCAAAGTTATTTTTACCCCAAGACCATAATGTGCCATCTGTTTTAGTTGCTAGGGTGTGGAATGATCCCGTTATATTCAACCAAGTTGTAAGAGCACCTACTTGTTTAGGGCTTGAGTAGTTAGTTGTATTACCTAGACCTAAAACACCATCTAACCCTCTTCCCCAAGACCACAAGGTTCCATTTGATTTTACAGCTAAGGAATAATACCTCCCCCCAGCTACTTTTGACCAGTTGGTGAGGGTTCCTACTTGCTTAGGGCTTGAGTAATTAGTAGTGTTGCCTAGACCTAATGGCCCCCCATCAATAGCGGCATTATATCCCCAAGACCATAGGGTGCCATCAGTTTTAACAGCTAAAGAATGATAGTCCCCACACGCTATATTCGACCAAGTTGTAAGAGCACCTACTTGCTTAGGGGAAGAATAACTAGTTGTATTACCTAGGCCTAATTGTCCAAAGTTATTTTGGCCCCAAGACCATAGAGTCCCATCTGTTTTAGTTGCAACGGCATAATAACTTCCGCATGCTATATTTAACCAAGTTATTAACGCCCCTACTTGCTTCGGACTTGAGTAGTTAGTTATGTTACTTAGGCCTAACTGACCATTATTATTTTGACCCCAAGAATATAAACCTCTTACAAAACCATCGGGCCAAGTTCCCGCAGCTACGGCTTGCATTTGACTCTGTGGGGTCCACATGCCTGAATATCGTACGTAGGTTCCTCCCACAGGAGCAGCCAAAGGGTTAAAGAGACCGTCTTGTATCCAGCCACCGAGATATCTTCGCGACATTCTAAGCTCCTTAAGAAATTTCTTCCCATGAAGCTGTTACCACCAAAGCAGTAGATGTGCCCGCAGTAGCGCCAACAGACTTATCTTCAAGCAAATAAAATGTTGTAGTTTTGTCTGTTACGATCAATGAAGCATAAGCTGGCACTGAGATAGTTGAAGCTATTGGAAATGCTGTACCACCTAGAGCCGCTGCGCTATACACGTTAATAGTGATGTTAGCTGCTGAAGCAGAGGTGTTAGCTACGACAATAGAGTCTATTTTATAGACCTTACCACTTGAGGCTGCATTACTTACTAGAGAAGTTGCAGATGTTGTAGTTAGTGAAGTTGTACTGGTGTTACCGTAGATTGTAGTAACTGCCACTATATTTGGATTTGCCATCGTTGTTCCTTAAAAGCCAAAAATCATAGCCATAGCAATGGCTTTACCTGTTGTTATACCTGCAGTAGCTGCAGTTGTTTGCGTTGTCCCATCTGGAAATTTAACACCCCCTGTCGTAGATTCTATTGTACCTGCAACCGATAACTTTTGAGCAGGACTACTCGTCCCAATCCCCACGTTGCCTGAGGAGTCGATGCGCATGCGTTCTGAGCCACCACCAAAAACAAGTGTTTCTCCTGTATCTAAAAACTGTAGGTGTTTTCTTGTATCGGTGACATTTACTAAATAAGAACCACCAACAAAACTTCCAAGGCTCCAAACTTTACTGCTTGTTTTTTGCCAAGCCACAGCATATTCCGCGGAGTTGGAATTGACTAGAAACCTTTCAGTAGGACTACTCGTCCCAATTCCCACGTTGCCGGAAGCATCTTTATACAACTGACCTGAGCCTATGTTCAGTATGCCTGTAGATCCTGTGAGTGTACCTGTGTAAGCTAGGTTAGCGGTATTGACTGTTCCTGTAAATGTGGGGGAAGCACTTAATACAACAGAACCAGACCCAGTGCTTGTAGTAACTCCTGTACCGCCATTTAAAACGGGCAGTGTGCCTGAAACCTGAGTTGTTAAGCTTACACCTGATAGGGTGCCACCTAGTGTTATATCGCCTGAAGTAGTAACGGTGCCTGTAAGCGTAATACCATTAACTGTGCCTGTGCCACCTACCGATGTAACTGTACCAACAGTATTAGCTATCCAAGAAGGATTAGTCCCGTCAGTAGAGAGAATCTTAGTGCTGTTTCCAGTTTGATCTGGTAGTAAGGCAGGGGCAGGAGCCGTACAAAACACACGTTTAGATACAGAGGTAAATACAACTAAGGCATTAGCATTGCTTGATTCAAGAACGGTAGAGCGTGTCAGCGTTCCAGTACCTACAGTACCATAACCTACTTCCCAATTTCCTAAGCCATCATCTATAGTGTAATAGACTACGTTACCGTTACTAAAAGCTGAATTAAATGTCCTATAGCCCGTTAATGCCCCTGCAAGGGTCAGTGTTCCTGTCCCCGCAGTTATGGATGATTCTAATACTCGATCAGCTAGTAAGGGCATTTATATACCTACAGACTAATTTAAAATTAAAACAGCAGTTGTGGTTGTAGCTGCCGGGAATATAACTGAGAAGTCCCCATTAGTAGAAGTAAAGTCTCCACCAAAGTTAAATACCGCTACGGCTTTATTGCTGCTCGAAGTGTCATATATTAAAGCACCTGCAGCTGTAAACGTAGCTGTAGTCCAAGTAACATCGTCAAAGTCAATAAATGCAATCGCACCTGATAGTGTTATACCAAGGTTAGTTAGAGTCTTACCCCCAGTTGTATAGCCTGTACCAGAGCTTGAAACTTCACCTGTCGCTGTATATGCAGTAGTAGCAGAATCTAAACTAGCCGCTGAAGTATATAAAGCTATTTTAAATGTATTACCACCGACTGCTTTAAAGTTGTGTTCTGCGCCTAATAGTTCACTTTTGAACGTGCTACAAATTGCCTGTGTGATCATAGCTGATCTTCCTCTTCAATAACTTCCTCAACCACTTCTGGCTCAGGGTTTGTAATTACGATAGCTACGCTGTTTAGCATAACCTTTGCTTGTTCACTCATTCCACTCATATTAAACTACCTTATCTCTTACTTGGGTTACACGATATGTATCTTGTCGATCTTTGCCATCACCTAATTGTTTGAGGAGACCCATAGCTTCTTGGTACTTCTGTTGGTAAGCTTGAATAAGATCTGGCTCGCCCTTCATGTATATATAAGCTTCGACCAAAGACCCCCACAACAATACGTTAGGAAAGTTATTACCCAGCCAGCTTGTACCTGCGTCTACTATAGACTGCGGATACGCGTAATAGTGCATCTCAACCGAGTACTCTTCATCAGGTGTAGGACCTAATATAAAAGAAGAATTATCAAATATGCCATAGTATTGAGGCACTCCAGAAACACCCGGATAAGGATAGGCTTCTCTTATGTATTCAACATCTTTTTGGTATAAGTAAGTTTGAGTAGTTTGAGGTACTAGATCTACTATAGTTGTAGTAAATACGGATAAGGCATATACTGACAAGAAGTCAGGAGGAAGCGCTACATAAGGAAAATTGGCTGTTGTCACACCCGTAACATTAGTACGAAAAGCAGGTAACTGCACAGAGTTATTAACCAAAGTCTCTGCATTTTGTACAAAGTTAGGTATGTTAGCTACAAATGTAGCTTCTGTTACTTCAGTATACTGCTGTATAGCCGTACTAAGTTGCGTGTATGTGAGACTCATTATTAGCCCATTCTACTAGATGCCATAGTGCCTTTAGTAGCAGCACCAGTACCACGTACTTTAATAGTTTTTTTGTTTTCTATTTGCACAGGGTATCCATTTCCTACAGGGGTAGGTACAGATTTAACGCCTTTATACTCAGCAGACCCTTCAATATGTTGCTTAGCCATTATCGACCTCTACCTGAACTTTTTTGATTCATAGCACGAGCCACGTTACGCCCCATTTTCTTAGCATCCATAGATGTGATGCCGCCTTTTTTAAGACCCTTCATAGATTTTTGTTTGTCATGCTTAGCGTCTTTTGAGCTTTTCTCCCAGTCAGACATAGACATCTTGTTTTTCTTTGCAAGGACTTTGTCTTCTTTAACGTCTTTAGCTGAACCTTCAAAACTAGCCATATTATACCTCAATCAATTCTAATAAACACGCTATTCAACGTGGTGTTAATGGTCTGTGTCGCCACAGGGTTATAAGCAAATAGGCCTCTGGAGGCATTTAAGTTTACGTCTGGTCTTGGGTTGCGTAAAGCCTGTGGATCATTTGCTACTTTTTGAGCGCCTATTATACCAACCCAGTTTTGTGGGTGGTCGCCACCAACTTTGTCCATGCACTCTGGACATACACGCATATTTACCCGTTTACCTATAATAACATAGGTTTTTATCTTCTTTAACGCGTATCTAAACCCACAACGATCACAGAAGCCAAATGCCCGTTTTTCTCCAGCAAAAGGAGTACCCACTTACCAGCCCCCGCCGCCTACGCTACCTATATTAGGTACAAATCTAAAAGACACTCGTTGACGATCTTCATCAGCCGCCAGTTCAAAAGCCTCATCATAGAGTTGTTTAAGCATAGGAATTTTACTTTCTGCTTCTGGTGTTTTAAGAGCCAAGTTGTAGGCTAGTCCAGCAGTCATAGCTTCTAAGAATCTAAAGGGTATATCTAATGTATTAGACCCCGGAGCGCCAGTGTCTTGAAGTCTACGTAAGCGCCAATAAACTAAAGTGTATCCAGTTTGACTAGGTAAAGGCCATATCTTAGCTGTGGGTGTAGGAGTCTGCCTATCAACAAATATCTGTATAGGTCTGCCCTGAATTAATTTATTTGGTATTGTTGCGTATGTAGAAACACTTATACGGCCTATCTGTAGGTCTACTTGATTAGAAGTACTACCGGGGTTTTGACGTATCACAGTCTCTATTAAATCAACCGTATCATCAGGTAAATCATACGTACCAACACCTACTAACAAAGGAAATTCCCCTTGCTCAATAGTCCATAGGTTCAAGCCTTTATTAGCCCAAGAAGCCAACAAGTAATTTAAAGACCTTCTAGCCGTTCTAAATTGATAGCCTGTACGTACTTCTATACCAACACGTTCGTATGCCTCTTCGACTATTTCAGCTATATCTGGATTGAATGTGGCAAGTCCTGAAGTGCTCATTACGCTACTTGTATAATAGAGAGAATAACGCCAGCAGCGGCTGGATGAATAGGTGCAGATAAACTAGCAGGGATTGTAAGAATAGACGCTGACCCCCCTTCTGATATCCATTTAAACCCTACATAATCACTCGCATTTAAACTAAGTGTATATTGCACAGTTAAAATAGTAAGACCATCAACATTCCCCTTTTTTGCAGGTATTTCTACAACACTAGCAGAGTTGGCAACATTAGCTCCATTTATAGTAGGCCATAACGTAGAATCATCGTAGTTAGAAGAGCTATTGCTTAGTTGTACACTAATAATAACACTGTAAATACCCGCAGTTGTAACTGCTATAGTTGAGTTAAGCGCATTACGAGTCATACCTACAGCGTAAGATGTAGTATTAATTCTTACATTTGTAACGGTGTTAGCCGTTGTAGTTTGAGCAGCGCCCGTATCTTCGAAAGACCCATAGTTAGAAAACGCAGTTCTTGCGTAAGCACCGAAGTTAGCTAAAGTAGATTGTACATTGGCGCCTGATTGAATTAAAGGTACTAATTCCGCCCCTGTTAAAGGAGTTGATGCGCTAGGCATCGCTGATATTTTCTGATCCGCCATTATGAAGCCTCTAGTACTATTTTAAAATCATCTTGTTGTAATACGTAGCCCGAAGACTCCATAAGGATAAACGACTTGGTAATAGGACCCCCATTATTATACAGATCAACTACACCACCATCGCCTACATTCTCACCAAATAATGCCTCTGTAGGATCATTACAAGCCCCTACACCTAGGGCAAACCCATCAGTAGTATTAGCTTGGTTTGAAACCCCTGTATACCCTACATAAGCCATATTAGCTGCCTACAAGACCCGCTTGAATTAGAGTCATAGTAGCAGTGCCGTCACCCGCAGTTACCAATATTTTAATAGCTGATACAGGGAAAGCATAGTTACCATCTTGAGCGTCTGATTTACCTGCAATAGTTGGATGCGGAAACCATGTTAAAACAGTTCCGTCCTGTGGATTACCAAAAGCATGTTGAATAGTATAAGTAACAGTGCCTGTTGTTACAACACCAAACCCTACGTTAAAAGGGCTAATGTATATGTCTGTTGCAATGATGTTGCTTGAGCCTACACCTGTTTGAGTAGCAATCTGTTGACGCATGTTCTTTTACCTTTGTTGTGGTCGTTGTACGGGCATCGAAGTAGGATTGCCCTGAATTTGTAGTCCTTGTTGAGGCATGTACTGAGACAGACTTGGTGGTTGTCCTTGTAATGGGGTTTGCATTTGAGTCACTGGCTGTCCGCCTATACCTGCATCACTACCACTATTATCATACCCCATATTATTATCAGGAGACATTCCGCCTGTATCGGGACTAGGTTCGCTTTGTACAGGTGGGAGTGTGTTAGACATACCTTGTGGTTGATTAGGTTGCCCTTGTTGCGGGTAACTCATAAAATTGGAATTAGGAGAGGCAAAGTTATTGTACGCACTCTGAGTATTAAACTGAGGTGTTGGGTTTGCTTGCCCTAACTGTGGAGGTTGTGGACCTCCAAACCCTTGACCTATAATTCCACCATCTGCGTAACCTTGTCCTCCCCCAGCCATTAGATCATCCTACCTTTTGTATGGCCTTTAATAGCACAACCATCACCACGAGAAGCTGAACCGCCTTTAGCATAGCCTTTACAAGAACCACCAGCTTTTTTACCTTTGTAGTAGTCTGGACCACTAAACTTCTCATATGGTGAATCGCCAATACCAAACTTCTTGCTTACACCTGCCTCATACTTATCTCGTTTATCAAGCATCTCTCTATCAATGTCAGCTTGACCAACATCAGGCTCTTCCTGTTTTTTTGGTGTTTTTGTAGCTTTTACTGTAGTAGCCATTAACGCATTACCCCTCTAGTGTGACCCTTAGTAGCACAGCCATCGCCTCTTGAAGAAGCTGATGATTTAACAGAACCGCCTTTTTTAAAATTATACTCCCCCGGTTTAGGCGCCGCTGCTTTTTTTAATCTACTTTCAACTTCTTCGCGTCCAGCTAATTTAGCATCATCTGATGCTTGCAAAGCCTTTTCTAGAGGTTTTTCTGCTTTTACAGAGCCTTTGGCTAATTGTTTACGTAACTCTTCCGATGAAGGGTCATTTGATAGTTTATATTTATCGTATCCCGTTTTCATCCCCTCCCCATTTACAGACATCCAATGGGCATCATCTTTAGCTTGTCTAATAGCAGCTTTTTTTTTCATGCCTTCAACTCGTGAAGTACTTGATCCCCCTTTAGGTGTTATATCGGTAGACCTATTACCTAAAGGACCGTATGATCTTTCTCGTTCGGCGTATGGGGCTTTAAATTTTCCGTACCTTTCAGTTGTATCTCCCATTAGATTATCTTCCCACGAGTTCTGCCTTTTTTAACAGCGCCGTCAACACTACCGCCTTTGTACATACCTCTGCAAGCAGATCCACCTTTCTTCATAGCTGCAGTTGGAGAACCCGGAACAGCTTTTAAACCCGCAGAACGCATAGCACCTATTTGAGCCATATCTGGAGTTGGAGCTCGTTTAGTTACTTTAGCTTTAAGTGTATCTTTTTTCTTTAATGGGGCCATGCCCGCTTTTAACTTAGTCATTTTGTTTCCTCTAGCCTTTTCTTGTATATCAGAAATACCGCGTGATGGGCGAGTCATATTACTTTCCCGTTAGTTTACTTACTACCACAGTTCCACCTTTTTAGTGAGGCTGCTTTGCGTGTAGGTTTGCCGTTCTCATCTTTCATAGGCCCCGGCATTCCACTCATACGTGCGCAGAAGGACTTTTTACGCGGTCCCCCTTGTGGTTGTGGGGCTTTAAGATTAGATCCTGTAGCTGCATTGTACTTGGCTCTGCCTTTTGCGGTCAAACCAGCACCTTTAGATACTGGAAGTTTTTCACCTCTACCAACAGCTAAATTTGGAGCTTTTTTAGTAGCCATATTAACTCCTTGCGAGATCTATTATCCAAGACATACTAGCCCCTATTGCAGCACCTATACCACCAAAGATCATGAACATACGCCACCCACCTTTAGCTTCAGACAGGGTTTTACTGATTTCTTTTATGGCTTCTTTTATCTCATCCATATCTTTAATCATTTTGTCCATGTCATTTTGCAAGTGTTTTATGTCCGCACTGTGGGTAGCGAGCTCCCGCGCCGTTTGTATTACTGGATCTGAAGATCTTTGATGTTCCACAAGCTACCTACCTATTTCTTATGCAGAAGCAGGATCTTGAGCACCACTAGATGTTTTTTGTGCATAAGTAACAGTAACCCATGCAGCGCCAGTTGCAGCTGAACCAGCAGTAGTAGCTACGATAGCAACATCAGAAGTACCGATATTTACAAATTGAAGCCATTGTTTAGTAGCTGAAGTGTCGTCACGCCCAGCAGTTGTGATAGTAGTAGAAGTAACGAATTTGTTAGCAGTTGTGCCGTCACCAATAACTAGAGTAGTGGCAGAGTTGAATACAGTAGTTGTATCAACTTGAATGTCTAAGATTTGAGAACCTGCAGGGAGAACTGCAACAGTAGTAGTACCCGCAGCTGCTGGAAGAGCTGCCGCTTGCATTAAAACAACAACACCTGTGTTATCAAGATAACCCGGAACGGTGCCAGTAGTATCTTTAACAGTACCTGCGCGAATTGGGCCAGAGAAAGTTGAAAAAGCCATGTTTAATTCCTTATTGCACTTGCGCCTATCGTTGTGTGCGGATCTGCTGAGTCAGTCGAGTAGGCAGTTAAAAATATTCTCAGATATGTACTCCTTATAACATTTATTTTGGTGGAGTGTCAATTAATTTGTTGGACTTACGTCTATCATTATCTTTCTTATAATCCGCCTTCATACAGGCTATACAGGTGCCTTTTGTCTTACGTGGCGATAGGTGTCCTCTCTCACAAGGAACGCCTGTGTAGTACTGCTTTTCGCCTTTATCTTTAGCATCTTGCCTAGTACGTGGCAAATTTATATATTCTTCAGGTATTTCTGGAGCCACATTGAGTTCTTTGTCCGCATAAGATAATACCCATCCTGCTAATACCCCAAATTTTATAGGTTTGCCTGATTTACAAGCACGTATAATAGACGCTATTCCTACTCCTAAAGTGTCACGCATATAAGTTAAACTTACAAAAGTCTGTGTAGTTCTATCTGGTAATATCGCATATATTTCTTTTTGCATATCGTCCGCATTTGTAGGACGTTTTCCATAGAAGTGTGATTCTTCCCCTCGTTTAACAGAGGCCGCCATATTAGCTTTGCTTTGCTCAGAATGAGTTTTGCCTTTCATTGGATTTGGCAGTCCTTTACATTTCTCTGATATTTTTGCTTTTGTTTCTTCGCTTCGTTTTAACCCATACCCATAATGTAATTCTCCTTTAGGGGGGGTTCTGTTTTTTGCTATTTTATTTAAGGTTTCTCCTGTGTGTTTTTTACCCCGCATAGGTGCGCTTGCGTCAGTAGCCCAGTTATAGCAATAGGGTTTACCTGCGTGTTCGTCTAACCACACCTGCTCCACACTAAGTAGTTCAGCTGGATCATCAATATGCATCAATACTTCAAACTTAAAGCATTCCTCCCCATATTTATTCCAAGCTGCTTGCATATGAGGACTTTGGTGATTCCCTGCCCGTAGGCGTCTTCTATGGGCTTTAAACCTAGACTCTGTATTTATGGTGCTACCAACATAAAATTTATTGTTTACTACATTTCGTATTCTATATATTACATTTTCCATTATGCTACCCTCGTTATTAAGCTTACGAAGGTTAATATACATTATTTGTCCGACTCGGACAAGTTTTATTTTAAGACATAAAAAAGGCCCCCGAAGGAGCCTTTAATTTACTCTAAGTTACTGATTTATCAAGCGCTTCCGGCAGAGCCAAAAACACCCAATGGATCACTAAAGCCGAACGAGTACCGTTCACGAGCCTTGTACCTAGAGTTGCCCGTGTCAAAGTCACTGTCCATGGAAGTAGCTAATGGAGTTCTAACAAAATGTTTCAGACCGTTTGGAACGTCAGTTAACAAGAACCAAGCATTTGTATCAGTCAACCATGGGTTAACAGTATAGCCGCCGGGAATTGAACCGTTGTTCTTAAGAGCGTTCACATCATTGTCAGTAGTACCAACACGCAATTCAGTTTCTAACAAACGAGTTGCTACGAATTGTAATGCAGGAGGTAGAACCAATTTTTTAGGTTTAGCAGCAATCAATAAACCACGTTCGTCAACCCACAAGGCAATTTGAATAACCGCATTTTCCAATGAAGTTTCGTTCAAATCGGCTGGTGTAGATGGTACGTTAGAAATTGTTGAGCCATAAACTAAAGGATGTGCACTGTTACATAAAGATTTGCCGTCACCACCAGTATAGTTGGAGTTGAATGCATTGTTTAGTACAGCAGCGCCTTTAACTTCTTTGGTGTACGCCATAGCGCGAGCCAATGCTTTTGTATAACGAGCAGACAATGAGTCATACAAGTTATCTTCAATAGCTTCTTCAGTTAAAGAAAAGCCCAGAGCGATAGTTTCGTGGGTGTAGCGAGTAGACCAAGCTTCTTGCGCATTGTCATACGTAATACCTGAGCCTTCGTTTTTAACCGCAGCGGCACCAAAGCCAGACAGTTTTTGTTCTTCTTCGAAAGAACGATCAGATGATTCAGTTTCGAAGATTTCTTTATACTTCTCACCATAACGCTCATATTCTAAACCGAACAGAGCATTAAGACCGGGAAGTAGTTCTTTTAGTAGTTGCGCGCGTGAAATAGCAGCCATTAGTTAAACTCCTTAAATGCCGACAGGGTTGCGATATGCGTGACCACCAACGACAGTAATAGCCACAGCTGAAACAGCAAATGGAGTAGTACCTGATTGAGTCACAGCCGCAGTCATTGTTGGTGCTGTATAAGCTACGAAAGCTTCTACAAACGTACCGTCAGATAATGCAGTTTCTTGAACCATACTAACAATGCGCAAAGGCAGTGTTGCAGTAGTGTTTTTAGAAGCCAAATCAACTGAAATGGCGCTGTTACCAGTAGCAGTATTAACGCCATCAACAATAGAACCTGAGTTAGTAGGGATGAAGTAACCAATGTTTTGACCAACATCAGCTAGAGTAGCAGCACCAGAAGTGTAAGCTGTACCAGCATTAGTCAAGTTAACCTTCATTAAAATTTGTGGGTCGTCAGCAACAATAGCAACGGCATCAGAAGCAGAAGTTCCAGTAGGCCAGTATTGTGAGAAAACTTTGTATTTTAAAGTTGGGCTAGTGTAAGAGCAACCTAAGAAGATACCGATTGGGTTAATAGCCCAAGCAGTTTTAGCTCCAGTAGATGAATCTACACGTGCGATAGTACCATCAGCTAATAGAGACACAGGGTCGCCATAACCAATATTTTTTGCGTAGCCAGACGCAATCGGTAAATACCGAGTTGCACCAGCGTAAGGCTGAAAGCCTTCTAAGGTATTCGGTAGAAAACCGTAGGGACCGACGTTGCTAGGATATGCCATAAAAAACTCCTAAATAAGATTCAACACGGCCCTAATTATTTAGGAACCGCGACCAAAAGACACTTTAGATGCTTTTTCAGAGAAAAGGGGCATCCGAGGATCATTTTCGCGCAAGAAGTTGTTATCAACAGACTCCACAGACGCTCTGGACATATTAGCATAATACTCTTTACGAGAGTTTGAGTTCTCGACAGTAGTCTTACACAAAACAAGTCCACCAATTTCAATCAACCCTTGGGGTTTTAAACCAAAGGCAGCAAAGTCAGACAATAACTCAGGATGATCTTCCGCTTGACAAGGTATCCACCCCTCGCGTTTGGCCTTAGCCATATTCGCTGGATCAGGCACCCCCATCATAGAAACTCTTTTCCAGTGAAACACGTAGCCATCTTGTGGGTCTGGAGCTGGCAAATCATGCGCAGGTTTCCATGATACTGGACGAACTTCTTTTTCGCGTGTTTCTGTAGAGCGTGGTGCTCTGTCAATTTGTACGTTAGCCATTGAGTTGTTGCTCCTTTACTTTGTACTTGGCGTATACCTCTAAAGGTACTCCAAGACGTTTTGCTATAGCGACTTCAGATGTGTTCAGAGTGACTTTTTTAGGTGCGGTAGTTCTACCTACCGATGCCACTGGTGAAGATTTCTTTTTGTCGAAGTTCTTTGGGAATACTTCCCGTATGCGGGAGTCTACTCGCTGATAATACTCGTCAGAGGTAGGGTCTACACCGGATTTAACCAATTTTTCGTGCAGTCCATAAGCGAAGGCGGTCATCTCTTCATCTTTACCAAACCATGGATTCTTTCCAGCCCAGCTCTCGGCTTTATAGTCTCTTGGTGGCGCTTCTGGCACTGATGGTGGAATATATACATCATTACTTTGTGGTTGTAAAGCTTTTTGTTGTACAGGTGACGCTAAGTTAGCTAATTGCCGTTTTTGATTGGCTAGTTCGCTTAACTCTTCCTGTGCTTCAAGTACTCCATCTGTATCCCCCGTTTCAAAAGCTTGACGGTATTTATCCTGCGCAATTTTATGTGCGTATTCTAAACGACCTTGAGCTTCCTTCGTATACTCTTGATGCCCCCAGTTAAGTGTACTTTTTAACTGTTCGTTTTCTGCAAGAATAGCCTGAGCAATACGTATAGCTTCAGCATTTTGTCTTTCTAAAGCTTCTTTCTCACGTTTAGCATCGTGGTATTTATGGTTTATCTGATTAATGCGTTTTTGAACGCCTTTAGAGTATGATTCTAACTCATCATCGTCATCGTCATCTGCATCAGCTAACTTAGTTCTACCTCGATCTTCTTCAGGAGTATCGTCTACGATATCAACTTCGTAATCATCGCCCTCATCAAGATCTACATCAATATCTTCGTTTTCGTATTCTTCAGCCATTTATCCTCCTAGTATGCGCGGCTAATGCCACGTGGGTCAGCAACTGTACCTTCAATCATGTCATCATTTACTAAGATGAACTCTTCCCCATCAACAGAGAACCGTGAACCACGATATGCTCCAATTAACACGAAATCACCTTCTTGACACCAAGGACCTGTTGGGAATTTTACTTTATCTTCATAAGCCATGTTGCCTACTTTAAGCACCATACAAACTACAGCACCTGCCTCTTCTTTCTTTTTGAAAGCGTCTGGCATTTCAATACCGCTTGCTGTTTTATCCACTATCTTAGGTTTAATCAATAAAAGCTTGTATCCTACCGGATCTGGTAAGCGGTCAGCTAATGACTCTCCTTTTTCGATAGTAGCATCCGTATCTATATTTCCTATATCTTTGGTACTCATTAATTTTCTTCCTCAATTTTTTGCAGGTCTTTTAAACGATTAAGAGCTAAGGACAGACCCGATAAAGTCCCTACCAATAATTTGTAAGCTGGAAAGTCCTCAACACGCCCTTTTGCAAGGGCGTCCATGTGAGCAACTATCTCATCTTCAAGATCTCTACGCAGTACATCTAGTACAGTTTTCATATGTTATAAGGCTCAAGTTTTTGAGGGTTGTATATTACCTCTGATATTGGGTAGCTGTAGTGTTCTCTTGCCTGTTCTTTTGCAAATTGTTCAGCAGCCTCCAACGTATAAAATATCTGAAATTGTCTTTCAGGCTCATCTTCAAAACGCTCTTGGACTACATATTGTTTTTTATATTCTTCACTCATTTGTTACCCCATAGGTGGTTGTGGAGGTGGTGTAGGTGCTGGCGCTCCTTGTGGTGGTGCAGGTGTAGGTGCAGGCGCTGAGGCCGCTTGTGGCGGGGCCTCTAGGGTATTTTTTGCGTTTTGTGCACTTATTTGTTGAGTCGCCATATCTAACCCTTTAAACAGCCCTTGGACTTTAGCGTCTTCGCCTTGAAGCATTAATTTAGCCTCATTGTTTAGCATCGCTATCTCTTTACTAGCGTCAATCTTCTTAAGCTCGATCTCTTTTTTGTTATTGATCTCTTGCTCTTTCAGTTGTAACTCTTTCTGTTGCATCTGTACTACAGGGTCTTGTGCTTGCTGTTGAGCCGTTTGTTGGGCTTGTTCAGCTTGGTTCGCTTGTAGTAGTTGTTTAGCTGCATCAGCAGATAGTTTTGCCAGTTGTACTGCCATTTCAGGGCTTAACTCTGTATCTTCTGGAGGTAATGTAGTACCTAACTGAGTCTCTATACCTCTACGGTATTGGAAGCCCACATGCTCCATTATATGTGCCATTAACGCCTGTTTTATGACAGAAGCTTGAGGGTTTTGCCCCATTGCTGCCGCTATCTTAGGGTCAGTTAGCATACTGTTATGTACTGTTAAATGCGCATCGTGGTCTTGTTCTATGAACGCTTTGACAGGTTTAGCTTTAAGAATGTCCATATTCTCTGTTACAGGGTCAGTTGGCTTTTGATCTTCTTCCACAATAACTATCTTATCCGCGTCTTTAATACCCATAACTTCAAGCATTTGACGGTGTAATACAGGTAAGTTGTATATTTGTGGAGATTGTTGAGCTAACTGAATAGCTGCTTGGTACTGAATGATCCTTTGTGCCATAGTACTAGCGTTTGGATCAGAGACTGGAATAATATCAACCTTATCGTAGTCTTCTTTCTTAGCTGAGGGTTCAGCATCAAACTCTGGCATGTAGTCGTAAGCAGGGGCAGTATAGTCTCTTACCAACGCTGCAATTAACTTAAACTCTTGCTCCATCGAGTAGTGAACACGAGCCTGAACAGCCGACATCACCTTTAGAGTTCTTTCCAAGATAGCCAGTGTAGTACCTACTGGCGCCTCTCCATTCATGTTATCCAGCTTAACATCAGCAACTGCAGCTAATCTACGGCCTTCTTCTACTACGTTTTGTAGTAATGTAAATAATGTTTGGCTTGGCTCTTTATAAGGAAGCGGTAAGATGTTGTCTTTAATATTAGAAGATGGTACATCAACGTCTCGCCATTCACCCGGCATGATCGGAGTGTCATCACCTTTAATTCTAAGACCTCTAGACTTTAGACCACCGGGTAGGTTACTTAGTGTACCTGCATCAATTAACTGTCTGACAATAGAAGTTGCAGATTTAGCAAACCCACCAATAAGATGTATAAGACCGTAGCCATAAGCACCGAAACCGGGGATATAAGTATACTGTACAAAGTGTTGCTTAGCTTGTTTAAGAGGGTCATGTTCATCCCAGTTACGTCTAATGGATAAAATCTCTTGTGTACCTTGTTCAATGGTCACAACATACGGCAGGGCTATGCCTGTCTCTTCACCTGAGTCGTCATCAACATCTTCAAACCCAACAAGATCTAACTCAACCTGCATCTCTAGAAGTCTGTAGCGGTTGTCATATGTGGCTTTATACCCATCAGCTTCGTCTTTGCGCTTCTGAATGTCATCAAGGTCTTTTGTTGGTTCACCAAGGTCTATATCACGATAAAACTCAGCATATTGAAGTTTCTTAACGTCATTCTTGGTCTTACGCATGACATGAGTAAGTCTTTCTGCAGTACGCGCATCAGATGCTCCATAGGGTATATAAAGATCTTCTGCAGGTACAAACATACTTACCTGACGGTTTAGTGAGGGGTCAAAATATACTTTCTTAAACGCGGCTCCTGCCAATGCCAAGGACCACAACATCTTTTCATGTTCAGGTCTAAACTCGATCATTTTTTCCGTAAGCTGGTAGTTCATGTCTTCTACAACACGTTCTGCAGACTTCTGGGTATCAGGGTCATCTTTGCCGATTATGCGGGCTTTTACAGGTCCCTGAGCAGGAAATGTTTCAGAGATCATCTCAGACTGAAAGCGGATAGCCGCTTCTGTTAGCATGGGGTGGTATACACCACAGGCCCCTTGCCAAGGTTCTGAACGCTCTTCAATTTTTAAACCTAACAAATCCAACCCATCTACATAAGTAGACTCCCACTCTTTACGAGCGTTCTTGTCATTGTTAAAGTCATCAAGTAAGTCAGCTACTAATGAGGCCATATCTGCCTCATCCATGTACTCCGCAAGGTTCGCATCAAACCCCGGTTCTTGTTCCATCTCTACATCAACCTCAGTCTCAATAGGGTCCATCGGATCCCCTATATCAACCTCAATCGGTGCTTCATCATCTTCTGTTAAAAAGGGACTCTGCGGTTGCATTGCCTTAAATATGTTGTTTGGGACTTCAGCCATCAGTAGATCCTTAAGTTATTTGTTCGTTAGTAGTAGTTAGCACGTTTCTTATACATCCAGCTATCTTCATCAATATCCTTATCTTTAGCAGATCCAATAAAGCCTCCAGACCTAAACCTAGCAAGAGCTAAAGTTACGGCGTCCACAAAGTCATCATTCCTACCTGCTGGAAACGAGGCAATCTCATTAATTACTTCATCAGCCCATCGAGTAAGAGGAGCCCATACTTTACCAGAAGCAAAAATATCAGCCGCCGCATTAAGTCTTGATATCTTATCTTGTCCACGTGATGGTGTAAACTCTTGTACAGGTATGCCCATACGTCTTAATTCGTAAATTAGTGGAGCTCCTGACGCTTTCTTCTCAACAATAACCCCATCAGGTTCCCACTCTTGATAAAACTCTAACGTGCGTTGCTTTAAATCAGGAAACTCTAACCGCTCTCGCCATGCTTCCAAAAGTATTAAATTAGGCTGATCACCATCTTCAGGATTGTTCCAAACACCAAATATAACAACAGCACTATAGTCAGCACTTGTCTTTTTTTCAAATGCAGTATCCATTGACATCAGTAGAAAGTCACAATCAGGCGGATCTTTTTCCTTCCATTCTTGCCACCACTCCCTTTTAATTATCGCCGTTGCTTCAGACGTAGGTTGTTGTTGGTACTGTGCTTGCCATTTACTAGCTGGAATTTCGTTGCGTACCGCCTCTAGTTCCTCAATGTTCCAAAACTCAGGCCATAGTGGCTTGCCACTGGGTAATATAGCAGGGAACTCAACAACCTCCCATTTGTCTCCGCCATTCATAGCAGAGTGTTCTAAAATCTGTCCTGTAAGATCTCGTTGAGACCACCGAGTATTATGGCTTACAATGCCATTTGCTATAAAGTTTTCCGTGCGGTCTATTTCAACATCAAAAACTTCTTCCTCGCCATCATAACTTATTTCAGCGATCAGGTCTGTTGTGAATTCGGAAATATTCTGCAACCGCAAGAGCTGTTCTTTCTGTTTTTGCGTACCCAACAGCGAGATTGCAGTTGTTACACAGTAACGCACGGACTTTACCAGTGTCGTGGCAATGGTCAATACATAACTTTCCATTCCAATGCGCTCTTGTATTGTGTGTTGATGGAACTTCTTTACAAATAGCGCATTTGCCGCCTTGTTCAACAACCATTTTTTGATACTCGTCAACAGTGATACCGTATCGACTTTTAATTCTTTTGGCGTAATGCTCTTCTGGGGTTGGCCTATTTCGTCCAGATGCCCAATTTGCTTTGTTATTGTGGGACTTGCACAAGTTGTTGCAATACGCGGGTTCATCGCACCCATCAGTCGCGCAAACTTTACCTTTATATTTTCCGTGATATTTAAATTCTCTGTAAGGCGCATCTGGGTGGCGCTTATGGTAGCTCTTATTTGCTTGGCACGGTCCGCATAGTCCCGCCTTTTGCTGGGATCTTGATGGTCTATCACACTCTTCGTTACTACAAGTGACATACCCGGCTTTAAGTTCTTTAGTCGTACCCATTTTCTAACCCCTTTGTCATCTACAAGAAACGGATGTCTCTCATTAGCTCGGACAATTATACCAGAGGTTGTTCTTATTTTATATACTTTATCAATACCATTTGACCGATGATTTAAAACCTTAGCCGTTGATAGCTCCCCATTGTCATAAGTGGCTACTTCATCACCAACACATAGGTATTTAAGTTGTTTTCCAATTCCTGTACACATTAGCACAGGGGTATCCCCCGTCATGCACATAACGATAATGATCGCCCCACCTGGTTGTAACCGCTGTCTTGGACCTGATGAATACCAACTAAAGACCTTATCGTAAACTTCAGGGTTAAACTGCGCTATAACGGCTTCGCCTTCTGAATGAGGGTCATCAATAATGAGCAAATCAGCACCCCGCCCAGTAACGGTACCACCAACACCAGCAGCAAAGTACTCGCCATTAAAGTTGGTGTTCCAGCGTCCCGCTGCCTTGGAATCCGTGCGGAGCTCGACTTCTGGGAATATTCGTCTGTATTCATCTGAGTTTACCAAGTTACGTACTTTACGACCAAAACCCTCGGCTAATTCAGCGGTGTTGCTTATCTGCATTATTTTTTTCTTAGGGAACTGTCCTAAGAACCACGCGGGTAATAAATAAGACGCAAACTCAGACTTGGTATGCCTAGGCCCAAGATTAATAATAATTCTTTTCTTTTCACCACGAGCAACAGCTTCAAAAAGCTTCGCTATACGCCTGTGATGCGCACCACTAATAAAATCAGGCCACACCGAATTAACAAAGGCTATATAGTCTTCTCTGGCATGGGCTCTTTCTTTACGGGTATTTAATTCTTGTATAACGTCTAATAAGGCAGCTTTTTCCGCTAGTGGCGCGGCACTGATAAGGGCATCAAAATCTTCTGGGCTAAAGTCTTCAAACACTCAATACCACCCCTTCGATAACCTTTTCATCAGATTTATTAAGGTATCTTTGCATGGCTTGGCGTAAAGTCTTTTCTAACTCGTCACTAGTCTTATGGGTAATGCTAAGTTCTGTTTTCTCCACCATGAGGCCCACAGTGCTTGTTTTTGCAAGTGTGTCTAAAGCAGATTTACTTATTTTTGGATCAGGATCGTTGGCTTGTTGTACCAGTTTAGTTAGCACAAAGTTCTGCCATTGCCCCTGTGTTGTAGGCAAGTCAAAGTTGTATTGCCCGAAGTGAGTTTTTAAATACCTTTCTGCTGCAAGGGATGGCGCGTTCGATAATTTTACACCTTCTTGCGCAGTTTTTTCCGCCCATTTTTTGTCTTCTTCTGTAGGTGTCAGTGGAAGATCAGCAGGGTGATTTAGTTCTTGGAATTTTAAGTCCGCAAAAACTTCTTGTGCATTGGCACTAGGTGAACCTAGAGGTATTTCGAAATCGTCTATAGTTTTATTTTTTGTCATGTTCGCAGAACTCGGAGTTCAGATGGTGGAAGCGTAAGGTATACAGCATGGGATGTCAATGGAAATTTTTATATAAAATTTTTTCAGTTTTGTTTTGAAAAAGGTATGGGGGGTGTTTTTGCAGAAAGCTTAGTTTTTATGTGGTATTGTGGTGTGGAATTTACCTTAGTTTTTATGTGGTGTTGTGGTGTGAGATTTACCTTAGTTTTTATGTGGTATTGTGGTGTGAGATTTTTGATGGAAATTTTGGGATTAAGTGAGTGGAATATAGTTTATGCGCACCTGCCGGGACGTTAACGCTGAGCGGGGGTTGCCCCCATAGGTGGGGGCTGCGAAGCAGTCATGAGAAGTCCAGGCGACTGAGCCTTGACGTTAGCCAAGCTGCATAACGTGATTTAATTTATTGATAATATTTATTTGACAATGGTGTTTTAATCTGCTAATCTGTATTTGTCGTTTGGTGTTACCAAACTGTTTATCACTTAACTTAATGAGAGTATTACAATGAACACAACTATAAAACAAGATAACTATAAAAATTGGATAGCTAAAACCGATATGGACTTGCCTAATAATAAAATACTAACCATAACCACTAGAAAAAATAATAGTGGTGGCTTGTTATCAAGTGCAAGCGTGGCAAGTTATGAAAATGGTTTTTTGACTCATGTTATGTTCCAAGATTTTAATATCAGGATAAAAGATTCAATACCTAAAAGGATTACCGCTAAAATAGTGGAACAGCAACACAATTCAATAGATTTTGTTGCTGTTAAATTACAGGCGCTTGTATTTTATAACCTAACCTAATTTAATAAAACAACTAAACCGCCAAGGATGGCTAAACTTCACTTCACTTAACTTAATGAGAGACTTATAATGTATAACTTAACTATTAAATCTACTTGGAAAGCTATCAAATCTATTGTTGACATGCCTAAGCTTTCCAACCCTAGTAAAATACCTTGTTATTCGATGAGTATTCCAGCTCAAGCTTGTAAAGTAGGTAGTTTATTGGCTCAAATAGCAGGGACTGTTTGTTCTGATTGCTATGCTTTAAAGGGCATGTATGTTTTACCCGATGTTAAGAAACTAAGGGAACATAATTTAAAATTAATTCAAGATAACCTTGAGCAGTGGATAGCTTATAGTATTATTTTAATCGGTAAGTCTAGCTTAAAAAATGGTTATTTTAGATGGTTTGATAGTGGCGATTTGCAGGATGTTAATCATCTTAAGGCAATAATAAAGATTGCATTGGCATTGCCAACTATTAAGTTTTGGTTACCTACTAAGGAGCATAACCTGCTAAAGGATGTTTTTATACGACAAGGAATTGTATGTCCTGATAATTTAATTATTAGATTGAGTTCAAACTATATTGATCAAAAACCTAGTAGTACTGAATTTTTAACAAGTACTGTATTCAGCCATGGTAGCCAGCCAATAGGTCAGCAATGTATCGCCCCAAGTCAAGACGGTAAATGTTTAGACTGTAGAGCTTGCTGGAATAAATCAATACCTACTATCGCTTATGCTCAACACTAAGTAAACCAAATAAAACCGAATCAAGGGGGCATATGCCCCCTTTTTTGTGCCTGTAATCTTTAGCAGTTATATCCTGCTCAACCTGCCAAATTAACGCTGTAGCACTATCTTTATTGAACGAAAGAGAAAAAGTAATGCCATTACCTAGGTTTGAGATTATCGTGGCTCAAATCGATTATTTTTATGGCAACACGCATTGAATACGATCTGGTAGTCTCGGCACGGCTCAAAATTATACTTTATAGCACTACACAGCACGGGACGTTTAAGCTAATTTAGCGTGTTAAGTATGTTTTATTTCAATTGGTACAAAGTAGATATATTGGCAATTTGATGGCAAAGTCCAGCAAGTCCGCGGTTTACGTTTAGTTGTTTAGTTATATTATTATTATTAATAAATATAAATATATATATTCTAGAGATCTAAAAAAAGTACTGTTCTCTTTTTGTTCTCCTTTTACCATTCTCTTTTTTTCACTTTAAATATAAGTAAACTCTCAGAACTTTAATAATTTTTTAAATCTCGCTATACGCTCCTCCACAACTAGCATAAACTCTACAATCTCACAAGCAATAGACAATTGTCCTAATTTGTACCAATTCAAAGAAAACCTACACAACAACACCAACTTCCCCCATCACAGATACAGTACGGCAATACCTGCGGAGCTTGTTAAGCGATTTAATTATTTTTTTCGGCAGCAAAACCTCTACAGTCCGCATGAAACCTGGATTCTTCATTTTGAAAACCCAAAAAATATTGCTTTGTAAAGCTCTGAATAAAATAATTAATTGACATTGTTGTAAATCATAACTAAATTGTATCCAACTTCTGAAGTGTCCAGAACTACTAAAGCTCTTGTTTAGGTAGTAAATTAAATAAGATATGACACTAAACATTATTGTAATGTAGATTAATAGTCTGTTACAATGTACTAAACAACCAGAAAAGAGGGTAAGAAGATGGCTAGAAAAAAGTTTTTTGTCCAAGTTCAAGAGCAAGATTTAGATACTGGGATTGTCATACATGTATATGGATGTATGTATTTTAGCTCAAGGAACAAAGCGATTGCTCAAATCGCTCAAATTTTACACCATGGTCTTAAAAAGACCGAAATAATAACCAATGCCAAATCTTGGTATTAACCAGAGTAGGGTAAAAAGATGAGCGAATTTAAAATACCAAGGGACGCAATGAACACAACATGCGTGGTAGCAGGGGTAGACATGGACGTAATTTATTCATACGAAGCACCAGATTATATAAAGGCTTTAACCCACGGACACCGTGGGCTGGTTGAAATTTACGCTGTTATACACAGCGGTGCTGACCTAATCCTCGTGCTTAACGAGGAAACAATAGGCGATATAGAGAAACAATTGCTGGAGCAACACGAAGAGATGCACGAAGACCGAGATTATTATTAACCGTGCCTGTTGCTGAACTAAAAGATTTAATTTAGGGGGTGAAGAGATGATCTTAACAACAACAAAAAATAACGCACACAGAGTATTACTCGATGTCGCAGGTGGAGGATATACAGTCCAGCAAACCGCCAAAGCTATGGAAGCATATAGAGAACTCCTCGCCAAAGGCGAGGTTAAAATTAAGAAAACTAAAATAAAACTAGAGGACTACGAAGATGCCTCTAACTAGGATGAAATTCACTAAATTCTCAAGGCTTAAATTCGAGGAGATTGTATGTAGACATTATAGGAACGTATCAAGAGATTTAAGAAAAGAGGAAGGGGTCAATCTGACCCTCTATTATAGCCACACTAGACATATAGCCACATGGCAAAAGAAAGGTGCGTGGATGGAAGTAATAATTTAAACAACATCGGAGAATAACATGGACACAAAAAACGTATTAGCAACAATTACACTCACAGCTCTTTTTACTTTCGGTTTAGGCTATGTAACAGGGCAACAAAGCGATACCTCGAAGGTCACTATACACAAAACAAGATCGGGGATGTTCATAGTGGACGATGCCCCCAATGGTGTGAAAGGTAAGATGGAGGCTAAGATTTATGAGGTCTTAGAGTTACCAACTAATCGTAAGAACTTTCAAGAAGGGGATATCTCACAATGAACTACGATATATTTTTCCAAGGGTATTACTTTGGTACAGCCCGTAATCTACCAGAAGATGTTAATGAAGCTTTGCGGATAATTATTAAACAGTTTGAGGACTTTCCGCTATACGACAACCCAACATATCTTATCCACATAGAGAGGGAGAGCTGAAATGAACTGGAAACAAGAATTAGAAAAAGAAATAAGATCACTCGGGGAGGATATCACCTCCCTTGCTACAACCCTAACAGAAGAGGAGATGACAAGAGAGTTTGATGGGGAGAGTTATGGACTAGCTTGGGGCGATTCATTTACAGCATGGACAACTAATTATGTGTACTTCCCTGCAACATACGATGGCATGGAGTGGGTTGAGAGTGTGCCTAGAGACCCCTGCATGAAGAAGACACACCACATAGGCGGTTAAGATGAAAGTGCTAAGTCTGTTTGCAGGTATAGGAGGGTTTAGCCTTGGGCTTGAGAAGACAGGAGGGTTTGAAACTGTAGGGTTTGTGGAGTGGAATAAAGAAGCACAGACCGTGCTGCAAAGACATTGGAAAAACGTGCCTATATTTGGAGATATCAGGGGGGTAACACACTCCTCATTATGGGAAGCAGGGATCAAACATGTTGATGTACTTACAGGGGGGTTCCCCTGCACAGACCTTAGTATTGCAGCAAAAGGATCGCATAAAGGTTTAGAGGGTGCGGAGAGTGGATTAGTCCATGAGTTCGGAAGACTGGCTAAAGAACTACAACCAGAATGGGTGTTGATAGAAAACGTACCGCAAGTAAAAAAATATAGAAAACAATTAGAGGATATTTTTAATGACTACAAACTCACTTATACAGACACAGATGCTCTCGACTATGGAGCTTATTGCAGAAGAAAACGGACGTTCATTATCGGACATCTTAGAAGTAGAGGTGGACGAGAAGTATCTTTTAAGCCAGAAATCTATAGACAGGCTCTACGCTCAAGAGGGTGTGAAGACTCTGCACCGATGTTGTTACCTTGGAAGGGTGGGGTCTCTCTTGAACGCTTATCCTCTTGCATCATTGAGAATACGGAAGCTAACGCCAGTAGAATACGAAAGGGCATTAGGGTATCCAGAGGGTTGGGTGACGGAAAGCTTTATCTAATGTTGGGTAACAGCTTGTCACCTTTAGTCACCGAAGTAATCGGTAACGCTATATTAAGAGAACTACTATGACACCACGAGAACTAATGAGAGATTTCCCCCACTATACGTTTGCAGTACATGACAAAAAGAAAGGAGTGCCTTTGGAACATGGGACTATTCCTATGAGCGTATATATAAGGTATGAAGTAGATAAAAATATGCTGTATGTTGACTCACGTTTTATAACGCAGGAGCATTTGGTAGAGGAAGCAGTCATATGGCGGAAGTCGTCCGCATACTGTGGAACGCTCTTGAAACGGATATCAGCAGGGACTGGATATAAAGCGAAACCCATCTATTGCCTGGCATTTGACCTATCGTACGGTGAGCAAGGTGACGCAACATCACGCATACGCAAAAGAAAAGGGCGACCGCTACAAGTAGCCAACACAGCCAAACTGACCGCTAGAGCTAAAGAAGTAGCACCAAGGCTAAAGAGTTTAAACACACGACTAATGGAGTGGCAGAAAGCATATGAACACCTAGCCCTGTGGGACGACTTATATGAAGCGATAAAAGAAGCTAAGAAGTTCTATGAGGACAGTTACTCAATGCTAAGTCAGGGCAGACGGAAACGGATAATGCCTGAGCCAAGTCCAATAAAGACGATAAAGAAAGAGATCATATTGCCCAAACATAAGATATACAGCAAAGGTATTGATGAACTCATAGCACGAGATACAGATGCAATATTTAAAAACATAAGGGAGTTTAGAACAGATGAAAAAGGGGTAACTACACTTTACGAAAAGGAATTCAGACCGATACTGCCTAGGGAAGAGTGGATCGCAAGATACGAACAGGGGACAACCCTGGACGGGAAGACAATATACAAGCACTTGTATGTATTGGTAAGTGTATTAAAATCAGGGGCTTATGAGAATGAGGACATCAAAGATTATAAAAGAGATGTTCGCTTTGTACAGATGTGTCAGAAGCAAGTTGGAAAATCAGCACACCGCTGTGCATTCTTTGACTTAACAAAAAAGCTTGACAATGAAATCATTAACGACTAATATTACAAACACGCTGGGAGTGTCCCAGAAGAAACCAATTAACTTAGAAGCCCTAACTGCACGAATGAGACGTAAGTTAGATAAAGTAAATAAAAAGATAATTAAGTCACCTAATGGACATTGGCTTGTTGACTTAGAAAACGATAGCATTGTGTCTATTAATATAGAGGACTTAGCAAGGAAGCTAAAAGTATTACATGGATACGAGGAGTTAATTTAACAAAAACAAAAGCGAAGCATTGCATAGCAGAGCGAAATATAGCTGAGCCCAGCAAAGCACAGGCTACAAAGTAGCGTACTAGTAGTTCTAAGAGTTATTAGTGCGGTATTCGTACCACATAGCCCAGCCCAGCAAAGTTGAGCAAAGCGGAGCCCAGCTTAGTAGAGCGCAGCGGAGCGCAGCATAGGCTACAAAGTAGCGTATTAGTAATTCCAGTAGTTATTAATGCGGTATTCGTACCACATAGCTTAGCACAGCAGAGCACAGCAAAGCGAAGCCAAGTTTAGCGCAGCAAAGCCCAGCAAAGCAAAGGCTACAAAGTAGCGTATTAGTAATTCCAGTAGTTATTAATGCGGTATTCGTACCACAGAGCTAAGCGAAGCCAAGCTGAGCTGAGCCAAGCAAAGCAAAGCACAGGCTACAAAGTAGCGTATTAGTAATTCATGTAGTTATTAATGCGGTATTCGTACCACAGAGTGAAGCGCAGCAGAGCAAAGCGAAGCCTAGCTAAGCTTAGCAAAGCACAGGCTACAAAGTAGCGTACTAGTAGTTCTAAGAGTTATTAGTGCGGTATTCGTACCACTAAGCGTAGCGGAGCAGAGCATAGCCAAGCTGAGCATAGCAAAGCAAAGGCTACAAAGTAGCGTACTAGTAGTTCTAAGAGTTATTAGTGCGGTATTCGTACCACAGAGCGAAGCCTAGCGCAGTGTAGCGGAGCGCAGTGTAGCGGAGCAGAGCAAAGCCCCATAAGGGGATAACATTAACCATAACAGAGAAATAAAATGAAAAAATTAAATGTAAAATTGACAGGCACATCACCAATCTTATTATCAGCAGACAGACTTGCAGATCCACTAGATGAAATGACTATCGCCCACAAAGAACTTACATCTAAACGTAAGAAAACAGAAGACGATCACTATGCTATAGCTAAATCACAATGGCGTGGTTTGTTGTACTGGGATGATAAATTAAATGTTGTGCTACCTACACAAAACATAAGAGCTGCGATTGTAAATGGTGGCAAGCTAAACAAACTAGGTATGCAAATTAAACGTGGAACAATGATGGAGAACGAGCTGTCTCCTTTAGATTATGGTAAGAAATTATCTATTGAACAATTATGGGAACAACGCTACTTAGATAGACGCAGTGTAGTAGTATCACAAGCAAGAGTTATTTGCTACCGTCCTAAGTTCGTTTCCTGGAATACTACCTTCAGTTTACTATATGATGAGAATGTATTGGATGTTAACCAGTTGAAACAGTCTATAGATAATGCAGGGATGTTCGTAGGTATCGGTGGATTTAGACCTGAAAAAGGTGGTACATTTGGTAGATTTACAGCGGAGATATTAGCATGATAACTGATAACGATACATACATAGAAGAAGTAGATAAACCTCATTTAAAAGTAGCTAACAACATTGCGAAGATGTTTAATTATGGGGATGTTGTAACAAACGAATGGTTAGCGGATAACTTTAAGCTTAAATTGCCTACCTATGGGTCTAAGAAACAATTTGAGGCTTATGCTTTTGAGTTCTTAGGTATGTTAGAGGGAGTAAAGAAAAGCCTTTTAGAAGACCATAAGATGTATCTCACTAATGTGAGAGGTAAAGGCTACTTAATAGTAATGCCCAACAGACAATCAGATGTTGCGGTAGATAAGTTAAAAAAATCTTTATCCACTGAAATTAATAAAGCCTTCCGAGCAATAACTAATGTGAACGAAGCTCTACTAACTAACGAAGATATATTGAAGAAAGATTTAAACCATGGGCGAGTCGCTGCCATAGCAGCCTTTAGCCGACACAAATAATATTACGCAGTGCCCTACTCTCCAAGGAAATATCGCAACAAGGATGTTAAAGGCTACGCTGACGGCTTGAAGTACTATTGATGCCACTTCTATATTAACTGCAATTCATCTTGGGTATAGAAGATAGGTAAAAGGTGAGGGCTAATGTAAGCACTTTAATCAATAGGTCAGCATTTTAATTACTATGGAGGACTTATGAAAACAGAAGAACAGATAAAGAAAGCTCTCAGGAATAGAGAGTATAGAGAAAAGAATAAAGAAATATTACGGCTTAAACGTGTAGCTAAATTTGAAGCTAACGAAGAAAAACATAGATCAGAAAAGTTAGCCTGGTACTACAAGAATAAAGAAAAACAACTCCAGGAAGAAGAAAGTAGCCCAATGATGACCTTGAAGTCCGTTGCTAGACTAATAGGGGTAAGAGAAAATGTAGCACAAAAGATAAGTAAGACCGAGTCTTATAAGATGCCTAAGCCAAAGATGGCTAGGTGTGATGGTAGTGATTTATACTGCCGAATGGAGATCGAGGAATGGATGCCCTTTATACGGGAGGTAGTCGCCTTCTATTCAACAAAAAGAAAACTAATCAAACTCACAGGGGCTGCGGTTCACATTGTGAACTTCATGCAAAATAATAAAGCAGTCATATCTCATTGTGAAGACGAACGAAAAAGATTGAGGGAACTATGGGTCGAGACGTTGACTACGCACTAATATTACAAGTTTTATATAGTAAGGGTTATAGCTTAGCAAGTATAACAAGAAGAACAGGTGTGGTGGCGAGTATATTGTCAGCAGTAAAACAAGAGTATAAAGCAGTACCTGCTGGATGGCACGATGGATGGGAGGGTATAGTGCTACAAGAATATTATCAGCAAGTAACGGGTGAAGATGTTCCTCGTGTTGGGGACTACATTGAGATAGAGGGTGAAATATGAAGCTACAACAAATGCAGTATCCACTGCCAACAACCAGTGCCAGATGTATGGGTACTAACTGCAACCAGAAGAACCTATGTCAGAGATACCTGACCATTGAGATAGACACACAGAACTACGTGTGGCATATGGACGTAAAGAAAGAAATAGATGATGACGAGATATGTGACTTTTTTATTGAGTGGGGTGTGTGATGAACAGAGAAGTAGTGGTGAACCTATTTAAAAAAGTAGCAAGGATACTAGAAGACGACAAGGAATACGAATGGTTAGCTGATGAGGTCAAAGATTACTTAAATGAAATACATGTTAATGAAGAAGCAGAACTTGAACAAGCATTAAAAGATACTATTGACGATGAAAGAATAAGGCAAATAATGATAAATTGCATCGCATATAATTAAAGTGGAGAAGAAAGGTGAATAAAGAAAGAGAATTGCTTAAAAGAATAGCGAACTATGGGGATACTATATCTCCACATTTTATTTACGAGATAAATGAACTACTCGCCCAACCTGAGCAAGAGCCTGTGGCTTGGATGCAAGATAGTATTGAGTTATATGTACTAGAAGAAAAATCCGCAATAAGAGGTTATGTAATACCCCTATACACAGCACCACCAACCCGTGAGCCTTTAAGTGATGGTGAGATACGTGATGGTTTAGATGGTAAAAATGGTTTTGAAAATTGGTATGATGATAGGTTTGTGGATGGGGTTCGGTTTGCAGAAAAAGCACACGGCATAACTGGAGTAGATGATGAGTAAGGAAAGAGATTTGTTATTAGTAGCATTAGACTTTTTAGACCCAAGAAGATGGTCAGACCCATCTGACCAACATGTTTTAAATATTATTTCTAGGGATATTGAATTGTTACTCGCCCAACCTGAGCAAGAACCTGTGGCTTGGATAATTGAAACAGAAATTTATGGAAAACTTAGCGAATGGGTATGTACAGATAAAAAACATTACATGGAAGAGCATGATTCTATTAAAGAACCAATACCGCTATACACAGCATCAGCGCAAAAACGTGAGCCTTTTGAACTTGAAGAAAGACAAAGGTTATCAAAAGCGTATAGCACCAGAGCTGAACAAGTAGCTTTTGAAGAAGGTATTATTTTTGCTGAGATTTCATACGGCATTGGAGTAGATGATGAGTAAGGAAAGAGATTTGTTATTAGTAGCATTAGACTTTTTAGACCCAAGAAGATGGTCAGACCCATCTGACCAACATGTTTTAA